CCATTAATTCATTACGAATCTTGATGCGAGTTGTGACTGAGAAAAAAGAAGCGTATTGTACTATTTTTTCAGTAATGTCAGCAATGTATCGTTGTTAAACCCGTGATGATTTTAAATGAGAACATATAATAGAATGATAGTGTATATCACTGGTGCTTCCGGTTCAGGAAAAACAACACTTTTAAAGAGTTTATCAGTTAAAGGGTATGACTTAGATGATATTTACGAAAACAATTGGAAAAAACATAAAAGGATTGATACAGTTCAAAAAGGCGTAATCAAAGATGTTAATGTACTAGTATCTGAGCATAAACATATTGTATTTGTTGGACTTCAAGGAAAGGATAACTTACCATTCAAACCTGATATAGTCTATATACTTATAAGAAAAGACCATGAACAATATTATAGGAGTAAATTGGTAAGAGATTTGAATCTTTTATGTAAATATAAGACTGATTTTGAAGAGGTATTAAAAAAAGAGCCTTTTGATGAATTTAGAAACCATTTTTGGTCCAATGATATGGTTAATATGAAATCGTTTGATGAATTCAAAAAATACGTAGATAAGATGAATAAGAGTATTCAAAAGGATTTCCCTACTGCAGAAGTTCTAACGGCATCTGAGATAATGAAAAAACTAAATAGGAACTAACAACGATAAATTGCAGACATCACATTGAAAATGGTTATATACGGATCTTTTTCAATCGTGACAACTCTCATAAGAAATCGAACAGAATTAATGATATAGGTTAGTGAATTTGTATTGGTAATTTCAGATTTTAACATATGTCTAGCCCAAGAGAGTGCAGTAACTGAATCTTCTCTCAAAAATTTCCACATTGCAATATGAGACCGTTTAGTGAGTTGCATCATCTGTCCAAGTGAAACATCTGTAAAACCATAATCTGCAAAAGTTTGACACAACATCACCCATCTACAACGAATTCGTTCTTCTGGTTCTATTGGCTCATCAGGTACCTCAATTGAATGATGAAGTCGAAATGCCCAGAGTTCTCGTAGTCGTTTGCGAACTTCTCTTGATAATGGAGTTCGTGTATACGGATTTGAAGGTTCAACAGATTTCAAAGACCAAGTCCAGATCGTTCCAAATGAGAACCACCATGTTTTATCGTTTTCTACAAAAGCAAAATACTCAAATGGATGTTGCCGTGAAGCTTCATCTCCCGAAACTAACTCATCGTCATTTGCAAGACCTTTTCTTCGTAAAACACCAGGTCCTGCTAGTCTAAGATGATGACGAACAAACCATCCACGCGCCACGGCTTGACATTTGATGACTCGTACATCATTTTCACGTGTATCCTTCCAAAGAGTTACATTTTTAGCTCTTGCATGGTTTCCACATAAACTATGTCCAAAAATTGAGTTTGCAGTACATTGAAGTGCAGATCCTTTCTTCTTGACTGCAGCACATTGAACCATTCTTTAGCGAAGGTTTATTATATGAAAGTCGTGATTTATTAAAAGTAAACCCATAAACGTGATGACAAAATGGATCTAAAGCTAATCAGACTTATAGTATGTATACCCAGAGCAAATGTCCGTTAACGCAATCATCAATGCATCCAATCTAGACATCAACAAGGTTTCTTTCGGAGATATCCGTGTAAGCAAGACCAACGGTTCCAAGAGTGTTCCGATCAAGTACAATGGACAGAACTTCCAGATGAGAATTCCAAAACTACAATATCCAATGGGCGTCTCAATCAAAGAAACTGAGAATGGAACCAACTACACAATGCTCGCTAGTCTTCGTGGATGCGACTCCTATGCTAAGGAGCGTTACCCTTTGGAGGAGCGGGAACCAAAGAGCTTGACTCCAGAGGAAGTTCAAGCTCGTGAGATCGGTCAAATGTACAACTTCCTAAAAGATCTTGAAGAGAAGGTCATCAAAACAGCCGTGGATAAATCAGTCTCCTGGTTTGGTCGTGCTCGCAAGGAGGATGTCCTCCGTGACAGCATGAAAGCGCTAGTCAGTCCTAGTGTAGAGAAGCAAGGTGCAGAGTGGATTCCAAATGGTAAGTACCCACCTAGCTTCAGAATGAAGGTTCCTGTCTACGATGGAAAGGTTAACATGGATGCAGTGGATATGGCTAACCGCCCGATTCCACTAAGCACCGATAACTTAGAGACTGTGTTTCCTAAGCGTATGGAAGCAAGGTTTATCGTCAGCCCGAGTATCTACGTTTCTGGCCAGGGCTTTGGAGTGACATGGCGTATTTCGTATGCGCAAGTGTCGGCACAGCAGCGAGTGACAGCCGCTCAGTTGTTTGAAGCTGAAGAGGATGGAGAGGAAGAGGATGAGGAGGCAAAACCAAGTTTGGCTGAGCGTTTTGAGGAGGCAGCTCAAGAGGAACCGAAGTTTGTTGCTCAGTCTCCATCAGCTCCACCTGAGGAAGTGAAGGCTGCTCCTCCTGCTCCTGCGAAGCCATCAAAACGTCGTGTAGTGGGCGCTGTGATTTAAATCCTAAAAGTTCCCAAATCCTAGAACCAGTTGGTGGTTCACAGACGTATAAATCATCGTCTATAAATATGATTTTTGCTTGATGTGGAAAGTCTAGTTCCATGGGGGTTTGGAACTCAGTGCATTCTGTTTTTTTCATAGATTTTGATCCACAAACAGAACATCGATACACAATAGGCTTGTTAAGTACCATATCAACTGTAAGAATACGACTAGGACCATGAAGACAAGCATTCAAAAGCGAACTAGGATTAGTCCAGTCTTCTGCAAGAAACATCTCAACAGCGGGTCGTGATAACACTGACCAAATACTTTGTTCACTTGTCCATCCTTCCTCTTGAAGAAGAGTCGCAAAGGGATTATCATGAAACCAAAGAATACGAAAATCTGCTTGATTTTCAAGTGAATGTTCAACTAATCCTACTCGCTCTAGATCTTCAGTATACAACCAATACACATTAGCATGCTCGTATTGTCTGTCTCGGGAACCCCGATAGACATCACGACCATCCATATTCCATAAATCGGAGACGACATCTACGTCATGCTCCACAATGTCTCTTGATAAATCTGTATAGAGGACCTTTGGATCCAGTATAGACTGCATTACTCAAAGGATACAACAACCTTTACATCATGGTGACGCACAGCCTTAGTCGCAGAACGACTGAGTTCATGTCTCTTGCGACGAACACCTTCTTCAGTTGCCTTAGGTTGAATGGTAGTTGAACAGGCTTCCATATCTCCGTGAATTTCATCATAGTGTTCTTCCAAATACTTAAGGACATCATCTTGAAGAGCCCACTCAAAGAAGTTGAGTTGTCCGACCGTCGTATCCAATCCCATAAACTGAATACGCTTCCAACGACAGAATGGGTCAAACATCTTTTTGCTATAGGCCTTGAGATAGGACTTATACGCAAGATAGACAATGACGTGTCGAGATCCAACTAGATAGGATACATTGTGCTTCTTTGCATAATTAGTCACCAACCAGTCAAGAAGCCTAAGACTAATCTTAGATTCACCTGAGAGAATAGATTGAACTTTTTTGAAGTTTTCTTCGTTTGAATAAAAGCCTTGTAACCGGTGTAGAACCCAGTGATCACGATTTTGAATGACCTCCATTTTATATCTTTACTGCGGTATTCTCGCTTAAAGTGGGTCCGTAGAATAAAGACAAATGGCTGCGATTGATTGTCCTGGAATTATTTTGCCTTCAGACATTCCAAAACTTGAACCTATTGAGAAGGAAAGAGAGCAAGAACCTGGCGTTTCAAAAGCTATCTGTACTTGGGAAGCAATTAATAGAATTCGCGAAGAAGGTGGAGTTATGGAAGCCACTACACCTGGTCTTTTTATGATAATTGACGGTGAAAAGGAATACAAGACTTTTTTAGAAATGGTTCAAGATCAACCTCAGCAACCTGATCCAATGTTTAAGGAAGGTGATGTGATTCCTACCATTGAAGACGCAGGGTTCCCTCTTGATCGTCAAGATGAGATTGATGCAGATTTCAAGAAGATGTATGATGAAATGTTCAGTCGGTCCTCTGAGCTAGGTGTTATGGGAGCTGGTGATTTTGAAATGTATCTTACACAACGTAAGCAAGCGTATATCGAAATATTCAGACAAAACGAACTTTCGCCTATCAAACTAGAAGAAGGCAATGGAGGAGGTCCTGACTTCCTATCTACTCGACGAACGTCCATATACTCACCTCAACGTTCGACTACGCCGATTTGTAGCCCTATGTCATCTTCATGCTCCTGCTCTACCAATTCGATTTCTGAAGAAATATGTTCGGGATCTTGCCAACAAACTAATGATGGGGGATGTGGGAAGACTGTGGATGCGTGATCGATGCTTTGAACGTACAATCCGATTGTATGGAAAGCAAGATCAGAGAACGGATGCTTGGCACACACAACGAGGGACAATGATTACTGCTTCGGAAGTTTCAAAGGTCTGGACTTCTCCAGCATCTCGTCTTGAACTATTGTTGAAAAAACTTGAACCTCCAGCAAAAACAGAAAATAACGCATTCAATTCAGTTCCAGCATTGATTTGGGGAACTCGATTTGAACCTGTTGCAAAGAAGATCTATGAAGATACAACCAGTTGCGATATTATTGATGTGGGTTGTTGTCAGCATCCAATTCATAAATTCTTAGGTGCATCGCCCGATGGATTGATTGTTCCACGATATGCGGATGCCGATCCAAATAGATATGGAAGATTAGTAGAGTTTAAGTGTCCTATGAGTCGAGTTCGTAAAGATGAAATCCCGAGTTATTACATACATCAAATGCAGATGCAAATGGAATGTACGGGGATTGATGAATGTGAATATGTAGAGTTTCGATTCAAGCAACTCAATTTTACCGAGTGGGATGGTTGCTCTGGAATGAAAGGTGTATTTGCAGTGGATCCAGATGGAAAGGTAGATTATAAACCTGATACATTGGAACTTCATACATGGCAAAGTAATCATACAGAAGATCACCAGTATATTTATTGGGTCCTGTTGGATACAAAGAAGGACTTTGTTCCGAAAGATCCTAACTGGCTATCCGATCATCTTGAAGATTTGAGTAAATTTTGGGATGAAGTTCAAAGACATCGTGCTGAAGGAACGCGTCCAGAACCTTTACCTACAAAGACGGTTACATTGGAAATATGATCGCATACATCTCCATAATTTGTTTGGCGGAGGTGAAAAACGTTTATTCCATTCGTCAATTGTGAACTGACTTCCCATACTTGAGTTACAGCGTGCACAAATAGGGATCAGATTTCTAACATCTGTTTTTCCACCTTTACTCTCAGGTATGTTATGACCACACTGAAAATCAAATGCGTTCATGGAGTTCGTACACCACGAAACCTTGCACTTATTTTGAAACTTGGGACCTACGTGAACCAGCCATACTTGTTCACGAAGAGCTCTTGGAATTTTTGCTTTAGAGGACATTAGTTCTTCTCACCTTTTCTGCTTAAACTCATTAAAGCTTAGATTTATATTGATTGACTTGCCAAGGTGTAGAAACTCCAGATGCCTGTCCTACATCATTACTTTGAACGAAGTGATTGGTTCGTTGTTCATAGGATGAATCTTCCAACTTCATTGCACGCTTCTGCTGACTTGTATCTATAAATCCAGCCTCAAATCGTTCAGTACGCATCATATTTAATACAAAAGCAATAAGGACTAATGCTATTAAAAACCAAATCCACTGCTTCATTGTTCATCTGTCCGAAAAAAACGGATGAGTGTTCTAATAAGACAAGAGATTCATCATGGAGGAAAAAGCACTTGATACTCTTCGCATAATGCTAGGGCGCCGTAAGCTTGAGACTGTTACTGAGCGGATTGAAACTGATAACAAAAAGATGGAAAAAGTTACATTATATTCTATTGGAGCTGTACTGGTCTGCTTTAGTCAAAAGGATAAGGTGTTAGCAGGTGATATTACAAACATTCTAACCTTTGCAGAAGAGAACGGTCATTCAAATGGAATCATTATTATTGCAATGAGTCCACCCTCGGAGAATGTATTGAGAGTTGCAAAGTCTCATGCCAAGAAGAGGCTTGCCTTCTTCCATATTTGGCAACTTCAGTTTGACATCACGACTCATCGTATGGCAATGCCTCATCGTATTCTTTCTGAAGATGAGCGAACAGAGGTTTTCAACAAGTTCAAGATTTCGGATCCAGAAAACCAACTACCATGGTTGGATTCTCAAGATACGATGGTTAAATGGATTGGAGCTATTCCAGGAGACGTGATTGAGGTGATTCGTCATTCAGATGCAGCAGGACGAAGTGCATACTATCGATATTGTGTGGAAGATGTAAATGTCGCTCAATAATAATGGACGCTTTGGAAAGAGACTATACAACCAAGCGAGCAGAGTATGATAGATTGATTGCTTCAAATGATACCGAAAATCTTCATGAAATTCAACAATTAAACAGTCAACTCTCTGGAGTTCTTCATAGTATGTTAGAAGAAGTTGCAAAGGTCAGAGGTAATGCTAGTAATCTAAATTCTTATCGTGATGAGTTGATGCGAAAACTAGTTAAAATTCAAAAAGATTCATCAATTTTATTGAAACAGAAGGATCAATATGAAACGCTGAGGGCTCTTAAGGCACATGAACAAATGAAGTTTGATAACACACTTTTTTGGTATCTTATTTCATTAGCAATCATTACACTTATATTCATTGTCGTTCTACTTTGGAAAGGAGGCTACAAGCTTCCTACAATGCCTACAACGATTAGTAGTGCAACAACAATACCTGCTTTTAGATAGAGTCCTGATTCATCTGATTGAATTGCCGCACGTTGATGAATTTGTCTTGACCGAGCCAATTCATCTTGTAGCTTAGGACCTTCTTCTTGAATTCTTTTTGAGTTTTCTTGTAACTTAACCAGTTCACTATTAGAAGATTGATATTCACCTACAAAGTTTCGTATAAAACGATCATTACTAAGTGTGATTGAGTTAACCTGTTGAATCAATGTATTTACTCTAGCCAATGCGTTCTCATATGCGGTCTTATGTCCAGTATGACCTGTGACTTTATAAAGCGAGTAGTTCACTTTGTAAGAATTAAGAGCCGTTTCAAGTTGTTGGGGAATACCAGTTGCGCTCATTATATTTCCCTGTCTAAAACAAAATGCCAACTTCCCCATTTGGTCAAATCAATCCTCCAAATCGTCGTGCAATGGTTGGTGATGCGTCTGAATTTACACGTTTTGTAAGAATGGCCTCTACCATTGGTCCTTATGCGTCTCAAAATCAGTCGGCAAGACCTAACTCTCTAGGATGGAGAGATATGCAAGCTTCACGCGATGCTCGTGTTTTTGGACCTATTCTCGGATCCTTCAAGTCTTTTATTCCGAACCGATAAACAATGGCAAGTAAATCACCTTCGCAGATAGCACAAGAGTATGAATCGCTCAAGTCTCAGTATGCAGGTTATTCAGCTGAATCAGATTCATCTAAACGAATCAAATCTGTTTCAGATAGTCTAAAAGTCCCTCGTTCTCCGGTTCAGCCTAATCCAATTGTGAATGAACGAACTAAGATTTTGAAACCATTAAATTTTGCAGTGATTCAAGTAGTTCTTCTCACGATTCTTGTTGCTTTAGTTGAGTTCTTAGTAATTCCTTCTCCTTATGCTTCGTATGTAGTATTTATCACACTTTGCGTGGGTGCGGCTGCTGGAATCTATCTAAGCAGTAGATAATGGGAAACTGTCCTTCAGAATTTGTCACGTCCCCAGTCGGACTTGGTTCTTGTATAGTTCCATGTCCAGCACAGAAAAACTACGAATTACGAGTTGGAGATAAAGGAGTTCTATCATGTGGTTACACGGGTGATTCAAATATCAGCGTTCCTGTTCTTCCAGTTCCTGCAGTTCAGAAAGATGGTCCGCCGTTTAGTTATAAAGAGCTACCGAACTTCACTGTATATGAAAATGAGATCAAACGCTTTAGTGATGCGATTGCAGTAGCAGATGCAAATATAGACAAACAAGTCAAAATAAATGCTGCATTCAAAAAACTACAAGAGTCTGAAAATGCCCGCGATACTGCTCCAGATGCATATCAAAGTGCCCGTGTTGAATACTATACTTTAATAAAAGGTGATACATGGGTCAATGAAGAAAAGAACCGAGTTGCAAATGCAGAAGCACAACCTGTAGTCAATAATTTTATTGATAAATACAAAAACCTACAATATACACGTTCTAGACAACAGGCAGTCATAGATTCAATGAATAATGTTAAACAGAGCGTATTAGGTGTCAAAGATGATCTTGACTTTTCAGTCTCTAACTTTAAAAAACATCTTGATGATATCAAAAATCAAATCAATAAAGATAAACGAGATCAAGATGTTCAGTTAGCTAAAGCTACTACTTGGACTGAAGTGCTTCTTAACTGGTTAATTGCATTATCTACGTTAATGGCAATTTACTTTTTAGTTCGATACTTAATGCGTCCTAAACCAGGTGAAGCTCCTAGTGATTCAGATATTATGAGTTATTTAAGAAGGTCTGCGTTAGGTAGTCAACCTACGAGTCCCATAAGATGATAATGGAGGTGTCAGATCCACGCACCGTAGCCGATTTTCAAAAAACAACCTTTTGCGGTCATCCACGAACACACGTTACGAAGGTTCTCCTTCAGAACGTGCAGTTAGGTCATGCAGATTACGCATGTTATTGGTCTCTTGAACTATTGTGTTCAGGATTAGTTCATAGTTTATGGGCAACTCTCTTTGATGCTGCTGCCCTTCATATCAACCGAGCCAATCCAAATGTCTTTTTGTATTTAGCTTCTGCGTATGAACGATATGCTCCAATAGAACAAGTTTTTACAGTTGGAACCATGACTTCTATACGTAACAATCCTGATGTTCGTCAGATTATTTGTGAAGTCGCAGCTACTCTTTCAATGTGTCGCAAAAATAAATTGCCTTCTCTTCCAACAATCAAGCCCGTGCATGATTTTGACCCTCAGACCATTCAGGAACATCTCAAGGCTCCCTCGCAATTATTTGGTCGTCTCTCGCTTCGTCCCGCCGATCCACTGCCGGTTGCAGTACCTCTCAACGAGTTCGTGTATTGTTTGCGATCCGATGTCCGAGATGTCACCCGAGCCTTATATTGGATGGCTTGGGTCTTCGCTTACTGCCGAGAACACAAGAAACAAACTAAACAGGCACTCATCTTTGCAAATAGGTTTGATGAGTTCGTTTCAGAGCCACACGGAGCCCACCCAGTTTGGATCTTTTGGGATGCGGTTCGCAAACAAACTCAAGCACATGCACGACCCGTTATTGATGTCCTCTACAAGATGTATTGTTTGCGGTGGAGTCCGACAGAAGCTAAATCAAAACAGCACTTATTACTTGCCGCAATTGTGATTGTATGCGAAGGAACTACCTTTGATGCAACAGTTGTTTCAGGAAATACGATTGCAGTTTCCAATGTGTTACAAGGAATGCCTGGATGGATTGATGCAATTGTCCGAATGCAAAAGAGTTTTACTTAGTCCTAAAACGGATCTAATTTTGTTTAAATATTGCAACTCA